GGCACAACAGAACCAGCAACACACCAGCGCAACATTTCACGACCCTTCTTATTGATCATCTGGAGGTTGTTTTCTCCGTCGTAAGAAGACTGGTCGACAAACGTCATTCTGTAAGATTCCAGCGGCAAGCCAGTCTCAGGATGCTTCTTAGAAGCCTGAGCGACAGGACCGTGGTCGAACAACGGAACCTTGACCACATTCACGCGGTGACCATCAACGTGGTCGTAAGACGTGAAGTAACCAGTGATACCCAAGCTACGACCGCTGCCGGTGATAAACTTAGACTCAGTGGTACGCAGGTACGCGTTGTTAGAATCGCTGTAGTAGTTACGCAAAGCTCTGTCGAACTCACGTGCACCACCAATACCAGTGAAGAGAGTGACCTGCTTGTCCGTAGCATCAGTCATGCCGTAGAACAAGTCACCAATCACATTCTCAATCTTCTTCTGGGTCAACGTAGAGTAGGTGTCCTTGTTGATGATTTGCTCAAACAGACCAGGACCAGCAAGAACCGGCTGACCGTTTTCGTCAATCATTTCGTTAACACCATTGCTACCGTAGGTCTTCTGACCGTACCAGTAGTACATCTCACACTCTTCCTTAAACTTGAGCATGTGACGGTACTCTTCGTAGTCCATCCACAACTTGGTGGTAGAACCTTCTCTCAACGGGAGCTCGAACTGAGCGACATAGTCCTTAGCGTTACCAGACATGTGGTAAGACTTACGGACCGTACCGATCTTAGAACGAACGAGGCCAGGTGCCGTCCAGTTGGAGGCGTTACCTCTCGAGAAGTCAATTCCCACAGAAGCAAACAGCATTCCGAACAAAGCACCGTTACCGACGTCAGCAGCAGGCATGCTAGCTTGGTCAGGAGAAACGAGCTTCAGAGTGTACTCATAACCACTAGCCACAGGACGGGGCTCCTCCATGATGCGAGCGAGCACACCAGACTGAGACACGAGAGTGTAGGGGAAAATGAAGAACTTGTCCGGGAAGGTCAGCTTGAAGAGCTGTCCGTTAACGCCTTGTGCAGCCGTCAAGTTGGTTGCGTTAGACACGGGACGGACATTCACTTCGTGAGTTTTCACACGGTACTCATACTCGAAGCGGTCGATGGAGCGAGTGTTACCCACACCTTCCGTCATGAAAGACAGGGGGAACTTCTTCTCCTCGCGGCCTGCGAGGTGAGTAATAATAGGAGAGAGCTCTTCGGGCTTCTCCATAAGAGCATTGACCAACGAGTTGGTGTCGGTCATCTGCTGGTCGTTGTAGTACGTTTTCAGTACTTGCGTTAAAGCCATAGTTTTCGAATTTTAGTTGTTTATTGTAATATGCTGCCGAGATCCAGTTGATCGAAGTCGACGTTCCTGGAACTACGTTGTTGTTTGCGAGCACTCTTGACTCTCTCCTCGTTCGAAACAATTCTGTCTCTCAGATTACGAGCGGCTTGAGTCTTCGCCTTTTTTTCGATTATTCCGTTAAGGTCAAACCCACTATACAGCATATAATCTATAGCTAGTTTGACATCCGTTCCCGCTTCCTGATAATCCAGGTCACGTTGAGTTTCTCCATTATCGCCGATGGGTTGGGATATATAATCGAAGAAGTTTGATTTCTCTCTATCTGGGATCTTAACACCAGCAAACTCGTTCCCTCCTTCGATGTGGTCTGCGACCTCACCCCAGAACTGCTGCTGTTGTTCTTGTTGCTGTTCATACTGCTCTCGCTGTTGAGCCATCAGCTGCTCTTGTTCCTGTTGTTGGAACTTGGCAAGATGATCTTTTGCACGCTTAGCGTTTGCAAGCAATCTCCCAGAATCTTCATACGTATCTATTGTGTCTTGTATGAACTCTGTATCGTGCCCCTTAGTCTGTAAAAACTGTGCGAGCACTGCACGTTGCATATTGACATCATCGTCTCTTACTTCGAGGGCGTTGAAGTCAATTTGTTGTCCTTGCTTTTGAAAGAACTCACGGGAATCGCCTCCCGCCAGCACATAGTCAAGATGTTGTTGAACCTCAGGGAACTGCTCGAACAGTGACTGCAGCTGATCTTCTGCTGCGTTTTGACTGATATCTCTTACGAAGTTCGTAATGCCTTCAAGTGAGTCATCATAGTCACCTTCTAATTCGAATCCCAATGTGCGAGCTACCTCGGCAGCTACACTAGCAGGTTCTCCATCTTCTTCGTGCTCGTCTTCTACGTAGGTTTCTTCTTCCTCAGGCTGCTCATAATAATCATCATCAGCATCTTCGTCCCCCACTTCTGGGTCTACGTTTTCGTCTTGCACTTCCTCCTCAACTTCTTGAGGAACTTCTTCGACGACGTCTTGGACGTCCTCTACTGTTTCGACTCCATCACCGATCACATTGTCGAGTGTGAGAGAGTCAATATTTAACTTGTCGTCTGGTTGCATGTCTACAAATTTAATTAGTTAATTAGCTTGTTTCTTGTAAAATTATTTTTTACAAAAGCCCTTATAATATATCACTTACGTAGTTTAAAGTACTTTCGCATGGGTCGTTTTCCGCCCCTTTTAGCCACGTTTTGTGGTAAGTTGTTGTCTCCTTCGTAAGCTATTGCGTTCAGCATCTTAAAGATGTCATCTTTACTGTAGCCTGTATTAAGTTCCCCAAAGGGAGAATTATACTCCGAGTTGCCTTTGAGGTAGTCATCAAACTGTTCTCTTGTTACTGGGGAATTAAATACATCTACTCCCTGGTTGTACAAACCCCGCCGCATGTCCATTATACGCGCTCTAGTTTCCGTAGGTTCTTGCACGTATTCTCTGTATCTATCTGAAGTTTTTTGTACGACTTCTCCTTCTTCGTCCGAAGATCTAAAACTCTGCATCATATTAAAATCTGCTAGGGGGAAACTACTTCTGTCCGAAGCATGAGATCTTTCGTGGACTCCCGTTCCTAAAAGCTTATCAGTAAGCTGGCCACTATAGTTAGGATTATATACGGTGATGTTTCGCCCAGGGCTAAAGAATGCTCGTATTGTTGATCTGTAGTTATCTCCGTACTGATTTGCAAACTCACCTACATCTGAACTTGGAAGATAAGATGCACTTAGCAGGTTCTGATTTCTTTCATCAGTCGTTTCTTTTGCATACTTCTGAGAAACGTATCGGTTAAAGGCGTCTCCAGCGCCAATTACGTCGAGTGCAGATAAAACAGTTCCTTTGTCCCTTTCTCCTCTGTTGCTTTTCATATAGCTCTCTGTGAGCATTTGCTGTGCCATTGGAGAGTTGTTCCATTCTAAGTTAAAGTCTGTACCTGCAAGGTCAGCGAACTTTGCCGGTTCGTTTCCTGCCATTTCTCCTATGACGTCTACCTTACCTGGCATGCCCATAGTCAATACTTTTCTAGGGCCCTCTTCTTTAGGGCCAGCGCTTTGGTACACTCCCCCTGCCTGATTAAGATTAAGGCCGCTCATTGTGTTGTTTGTGAACCTATCGGTTAGGTCATCTAGAGCACTTAGAGTGTATCTGTTAGGTGCTTCTCCTGGTCTGAGTGTTCTTCCTCCTACACTTGGAGTTCCGTAAAGGTTCTGTATGTTTCTGAGAAGAGTATTTTTATTTTTATTGAACGTAGCCCTTTCTCTTGCAGCTTCGTAGAACAAGTCACTTGCACGATCAACTGTTCTTCGATTAAAAAGATTGTGCTCTGCTGCTCCTCTTCTTAGCGCTCTATTTGCATCTCCGATTAAATCCAAGTCTGCTTGTCGCATTCCTCTGATAGCACGCGTAGCCTGATTCTGCAGCTTTGTTATCTGCATACTTTCTGGCATTACATCTTTACTCAGATTTATAGCTTGTCTTGATCTTGTAGGAGCGCTTGCTCCAAATGCGAGGGGAGACAGAGCTTCGAAAGCTCCCATAGCCGTCAGACTAACTGGGTTGCTGAGGGGGTTCTCCTCTATATACTTTCCTGCTGCCATCTGGTTATACTGCAATCCAGGAGGCATAAATGCCATGGCATTGGGAGGTGCTGCACGACCAGCCTGTCTTATAGTTCCTTGGTCAGGAGGAGGCTGAAGAGCGGAGGTATCTAATGGTATTGTAGTTGGGAGAGTTGGCATAGACACTCGGGTGTTGTCTTGCACTCCCCCTGACTGCATCTTCCTAGGTACGTACTGCAGTTGATTCTCCCCAAAATATCCTGTGGGATTAGCTATCATCTTGCGCTCAGGGCTAAGCATCTGAGACATGAACTCTAGCTTAGCTGTAGGATGCACTTTGGACTTAAGCAGCATCCCAGTTTCATGGTCTACTGAAGGATAGTGTCCTGCAGCATCAGGCTTGTAGCCGAGCTCTTTAGCTCTGGCCATATTATAGTCACCGCCTGCTTGCATGTTAGCAGGAGTCTCAATGACTGTCCCCCGCTGAGGACCAGTAGGAAGGTTTTGCACACCAGGGGGCACATTCTCGTATGACTTGACTAAGTGTCCCTGCTCGTCGTACTTCTCTATGTTGATCGGGGCTTTCATCCCGACCGTATTGAATGGGGTATTAGGAGGAACATTAGGGAATATCATACTTTGAGAAATGTTCCCAGCCTGATGTGCAGGTCTCAATCCTTGCTGTTGTTGCTGCGGTGTCTGCGCAACCTGTATATTATTTTGTTGCTCGAATTGCCCAATAATATCGATGCCCTGGTTGTACGCCTGGAAAACATCTAGTATAGAGCCTGGGAATCCAGACTGCTTGTGCCGTTGCAGCAGAAATTTTCTCGTAGCGTTATCCATTATTCTCCGTTAGGCTCGGTGTCCCCTTCTTTATCTAAAGCTTCTCGCTTAAGATCGATCTCTTTCTCTTTGATGTCATGATCCATCATGATCTTCTGTAGGTCGATGTCTAAACGATTAGCTTGGTCTTTAGCTTCTGCATTGATGAGAGCAACTTCTATGTCTTTGCGGCGGTCTCTGTCTTTCTCTTGAGCCTCTTGCTGCATCTTCATCTGCTCCATCTGCATAGCCTGCTGAGCCTGTTGTTGTTGAGCTTGTTGCTGTGCAGCTTCAAGTTCTGCTTGTGCGGCTTCTGCCTTTCTAAGCTTTTCTTTAATGCCGCTGAAGTTCTCCGTGTCCATGAGATCCAGGACTGCGGATGCGGGCATTCCATTCTGTATCATGGCTTGAGACAGCTCCTTAGCTTGTCTAATATTCTCTTGGTCTCTACCTGCATCAGATACGAAAATGCCGTACTCGCTTTCCATGTGGGCGAGAGAGTCCATATCAATGAACTGAGTTGTCGTGTCCGGAAGCACGTACATTCCTTTCTTCCCAGATATCCAGGCTTCTTTGGAATAGTCTAACATGCCTTGCAGTTCTCTCTGCTCAAATCGTGCAAACTTGCGGAACAGGTCTTCAGTGATGTGGGAAGACTGTACGATAGCTTGTTGCGAAGAGCCTTTGCCTTCGTATGCACCAATAGTTCCCTGTCTCTGTCTATTGACTCCAGAGATCTTCTCCCACTCTTGCATTGTAGTCTCAAGTAGCAGGACGTATTGTTCTATCGTCTTGATAGACATGTCCAATACAGACTGGTGTTGCGGTGAGAGCTGAATGCCTTCTTTGTTGTAGTCAACCCAAGCAATACCTGTGCCCTCTACGTAGTACATGAACTTATCGAGGTCCCACTTCTTGGGAATCATATTGATGTCGAACTGTGCGATGATATCCTTACTACGTGCAATTGCAAGCTCCATGCGGTACTTGAAGATGTTGTAGTTAATCTGGAACGGGATACCAAGGCTCACCAACGAGATGTTGCTGGAGTTGATATCCGAATACTTGAACCCGTTGATGGGCAGTTTGCATCTAGACGGGTTGTCTAAAGACGTTCTCTGATTAGGGATTGGAGATGTCTTTACATAGAACCTTCCGTCAATCTTAGTTCCTTCCCATACTTCGTTAACCCACTCGTACTTGATCTTGCCTCCCATCTCCTTGATTTCGGCAGGCATCCTGTAACCTTCTGCAACCTCAAACTCCTCGATTACGCCGGTCTGTGGGTCTGTGTAGGACACAAAGCCAATACGTTTGCGGCTTTTCCAGTACACAGTTACGACTTCTACGAGTCTGTTTCTGTAGATGTTGTCATCCGCCCCCGTGGCCTCCGAGCGGTAAAGCAGATATGTGTCTACTGACTGGTGCTTGGGGTCTTCTAGTTGGAGGACTTGTTCCTCAGTGAGGTAGTCACCAAAGTGATCGATAACCGTGGCTGCGTGCGAATAGCGTCTCACTATTGCCCAGTCTCCGTCTTCAACAAACTCTACATCTGGGTCCTTGTCGAAGTCAATGTCAATTGGATTGATTACGTCGTAAAACGGCTCAGAGCGTCTAACACCTTTGTGCGAATACGTTTCTCCAGATACCAGGAAGTGAAAGAATTGCTTCTGGAACTTGTCGTACATCTCCTGCTCGTACATGATGTAGTTCATCGCTGACTGGCCTTTGATGGCGCGGTCATCTACGTATGTACGTTCAAACTGCTCAGCCACTTGCTTTGGGAGTGGGGGCTGTTGCTCTTGTATCTGCTGAGTCTCTAGGTCTTTTGGCTTTGCAATCTCATTCAAGAACATTGCTTCTACCGCTGCTCTAAGCTGTTTTGTTTTAGCCTCTTCTTTCAGGCTGATGCTATCTGCATTCTTTACGGTAACAGTGTAGTTGAGGGGGCGCTTGGACTTTTCTCCCAGCAACAGATCGATGATCGGCTTGATGATGGGATAGTTTCTCAGCTTCGACGGGAAGTTCTCTCGACTCTTTCCGTATGGTTTGATTACATATCTGTAGTCAGTCTCATCGACTTCTCCGTTGTAATAATCGTATAGTGCTTTCAGATTGCTGCGTCTTTCGCTCAATCCGAACTTAGATATATTGATGAAAGCATCCACACATTCCTCTCTCCACTTCTTAGTCTTCTTACTTAACGGTAGTCTTTGCTGCGGTATTTTTGCTGCTCCGTACATTCTTGTAAAAGTATAAAATTTATCGATAGTTCCTGTCGAACCATTCGTTCTGGGACATATCGTTGATGGTTTCTACGACCTCTTTATTATATAGCTCTCTGGTGTGATACATGCCTACCATAAACGCCATGACACGGTCGAAGTTACCCTTGTGGTTAAATTTAATTAATTCTTGCAATAATCCAACGTCATAAATCTCATGCAAGTTAAGCCTTATATTCCCATCTTCGTCACTGCTTCTTGGGGATATTAACCAATCTCTTATATAAAGCTCTCCTTGACGCTTACGTTGCTCTGTCATATGCATGCCGTACTGACGTCGTACATTTCTGCTACGTAGCTCTTTCTTGTCTAGCATCTCAAACTCCTCTTGGAGCTTGTGGAGTTTACGGTAGCGCTTAGCGTACGCTATCAACTCACCGCGATCGTTCTCAAACCCAATCTTCGCATTGTAGTAATCAGCCAGCATGAATAGGTTTCTGTTGTATTCATCCTGTGTCTGTGGTCTACCTACGTAACTAGCCACAATCATATCGTCCGGCTTGGAGAGATTGTTGGGTCGTTTGATTACATACGCAGCACCAAGTGACTGGTTGCTCGTAGACTTGCTTTGTGCGTAAGGGTCATGGCAGATAACGTACATATTGTGCGGTACGTTTCCGTCCTGTGTCTTCCAGGGGTTCTGGTATATAACTACACCTCCCGTCAAGTCATCGTCCTTCCTGTGTGGGAACTTTGTGATTGGTTTGACTGATGGGTCAGGGCGAAAGTCTACTTGTTCTCCGCTGTAATACAAGACTCCTGCTGTGCCTTCCTTCTCCAGATTGTGTGCCTTGACACGATTGTATTGCTCCTTAAGCGACGTGACATCGAATACGTTAATTGTTGTCTGTAGCGTCGCTTCTTGTGGGGTGAACGGGTGTTCTGCCACGTACTGATCAAGCGCCTTAGCATCGTTTGCCTTCTTTTTGTTGACTCTAGCAGCCTCTTCAAACTCTTTTGCATCTTCAATTAGTGAATTACCGTGTTCATCCATGAACCCATCTAGGTTCTTGTAGATAGGGACGAAGTATCCGCAGGTTGTTCCCATAGCTCCTGCATCCCACTCGTTCTCAAACGCCATACAGTTGTAGGCTTCTGGGTGGTAGAACAGTTCTTCTAGTGATGCAAAGCCATGCCCTTCTTCACCACCTGTACCGAATGCTATCATAGTACCTAAGGTCTTAGAGCCCTGTTTCATCGTAGGCATAGCTATCTCCCATGCAGTCAACAGGCCTGAGAACGAACCTGCCTCCTCGAAGAAGATGAGCTCCCCTGCTTTACCACGCACTTTGTGTGGATTGTCCTTGAGTGATACTCCAATAATCTGGGACTTCATCCCTAGTGCTACGTCAGTTCCGTTAACGCGTTTCTTGTACCCAGCCTGCTTGTGCATCTCCTTATCGATCAGGCGAGGCTGTGTCCATGCTGTGTTGTCATCTACGAATGAGATAAAGTCCCAGGTTTTACTTAGCAATCCGTCCCCAGTTAGGTATTCTTTCTGCTCTGCAAACACGAAGTTCTTAGAGTTGCGGATGTGGAAGTAGTTTCGGGCGAGCATTGACCCTGCTTTGTAGGAATATCCCTTACGTCTGGCCTTCAACACGGACATATGCTTGTTTTCCTTGCGGCATTGGTCTACCGCGTGGTAGTATTCGTAGTCTCCGTCGTAGAATGCAGGAAATGTCCGCTCTCTGCGGGCCTGAACTGTCCCATCTGGGAGAACCTCATCAATTGCACGGTCAATTGGGCAATAGTTGAGGTAGAAGTAGTGATATCCCGTGATCCGCACGCCGTCTAGCTCGAATCCGTACAGACATCTGTCCCGCTCTTTATCCCAGAAGTCGTAATACTCCTTTGTCCCCGCAAGTGCGTCTGTATAGTAGCCTTGTCTTAAGAATGCAGTGGCTGCAGGGGAGAACCTCTCTGTATTCTTGAACATCACTGCGAGTATTTGTTGGTCACTACCCCACCACGGTTAGGATTGTCCTTTTGCTGCTGCTTTTTGACCAGCTCTTCTAGCTCTTCCAGGCCATTGATCACCTTACCCATGTTGGCTAGGTTGGAGATGAGGTCTTTGGCGTGGAATATGGGCTTCCCGTTGTCATCCATCATGGTGAGGTCCACGTCTTTGAAGTATTTCTCCAACTTTGTAACGGATTCGCGTGCTGCTTTTAAGAGTTTGACTGCAGATGACTCTGATAGCTCTCTGTATTTCTCTACTGCAGTGGTCACCTTGGGGGTTGCTGCCACTTTTAACAAATCTTTGATGTGATTCCACCTATCCTCCTCTTCATATACGCTGTATGGGGAGCGGTGGTCCACAAAGAAGTAGACAGCAGACAGCTCTTCTATCTTGAGTTTGCTGAACTCCGGAATAGTCAGTGCATATGGTGAGGGTATCACCTTGTTGCCGTCAACTTCTATCAAATCTTTCATTGAGATACCTTAATCGTCGTTCGTTTACGTGGAATTTGCCTAGGAATGGGAGTCTAACTGACTCAAACCCTCCTGTTCTGATCACATCGGCTACGTATTTGAACTGGAAATAAACTGCCTCTTCTACTTTTTGTAGTGGGAGGTTGTGTTCACTCGCCAGTTGCTGTATCACTATCTTCTCCTTCATCGTCCCAACGGTTATCGGGACATTCAGCAGTAGCCCATTTAGCCTTTTCTTCTACTACGCAGCCACACATCCCACATCTATATTCTTCTAGGTGGGGGCACGCCCCACACTCTGCTAGTCTATTTTCATATGCTTCTTCTGATACATGCGGTGCTCCCATTCTTGCGTATCGTAATACTTCGTCTTTGAAGTTTATCAGCATTTCTCGTATCGATAACTTACCCATCGCCGTATAGTATTTGCAGGTTTACCTTGTCCTGTGGTTTTAATATTGGGGACAGTTTGTACCCGTCCTTTGTTTTCTTGATAGCTCCCTTGTCTTTCAGCTTCTTAACGTAGTTGTTAAGCGTATTGTAGTCCTTTATCCCCAGGCTGTCTGCAACTACTTTCTTGTTTTCTGTAGAGCACAGGTTGACTGTGTCTGAGAGATCTATGAACTTGGAGAGAACTAGCAGCTCTTTATCTGTCAGTTCAAGTATTCCATTGAACACCTGCAGATACTTGAGCGTGGTGTCTACCTGTATCTTAAGCGTTTTCATTTATCTGTACTTTTGCTTTGCCGTCGACAATCATTATTGTAGCACGGCTGGATTGGTTGTTGAACTCGTCCACATATATCTGTATGTTCTCACGAGTGCACAGAAAAGACAGAAACACCTCGATTTCCTTAGCGGCTCGAGATAGTCTCTGTCTTAATTCCTGTGTTTCTTCTGTCGAGTTGCGTAACTCGTCAAAGTCTTTCAACGGGATTGTTACTGTCCCGTCCATGCGTCACACCAGTTTTGGGATTACTCCCACTATTTGGAACTCGTTGACACAAGCATACTCTCCGTCGTCTACGTGTATGATCAGTGCGGAAGACTCAGGGTGCACCAGCACGGTATCACCCACTTTTACCATCTCACAGGTGGGTCCGCAAGCCAGAACTTCAACAATGTTGCTGCTCATGGCTTTTTGGGCGTCACCTAAGAGTTGGATGCCTGCGTCTGTTTTTTCAATGCGGGGACTTGCAAAGATGACCCAGTCACGCGAAGGTCGGAATCTGATTTTGTTTCCCATATTTGCTTGGTTTGTAGCAAATATAAAGAAACTTTATACAGAGTCAAAGTCTGTATAGGTAATTTTCACGCATTCCCCTTCCTTAAGTGCTTTAGCAATTGGGGGGTATACTCGTTTGTATGCACTAGTAGATGCTCCTACAAACCCGTCCGATACGTTGTTCTGGGTTTGCGTGTCGCCCAAGAGTAGACACCCGCTAGTGTCATCATCGTCATTCCCACAATGGATAAGAATGTACTCAAAATTAGGAACATTGCGAACCCAAAGCATCCCCTGATGAAGTTCAGGAAAGCGCTTAGAGTAACGACCATGATACCCACCAACAGTTCTAAGAGTAATCTCATATGTCCCAGCCGGGATACGAGTCTCGTGCATGACTTTGTTTTCTCTGTATTCATCTTCTAGTGTGTAACATAGGAACTCTCTTTTCCCGTTGCTTTCATCAAACAGCAGCCCTAATGTGCTGTCTTTTTGCGAACTAAATCGCATAACATGTAGTTTCATATTCGGTATACTTATTTAACTGTTAATCACAAATATACGCTTATCTTCGTCTCGTGAAAAGATATCTGTTACTCCTGATCTTATGTTCTGGTTTTGCAACTGCTGCGCAGTGTGACCTAGAGATCCTTGACTTTGATCCTAACGCGGCTACTATAACTGTAGCTTTCAATAATACAACAAGTTGCGGCGGCACTGCTGGTCCTACTGGCATAGCAGAGGTGCAGTTCGGGTTTCAGGCTCTCGATGCAGACTGCAACGCTATGAATCAGGGTTGGGACTTTCCGTGGGGGCTTAGTACTCCTGATGACAGCAACCACCCGGGGTGGGTTTACTCCGCTACAACTACAACCGACTCGTTTAACTGGACCAATCTAGACGTGTGGGCAGACTATGACGTAGACCCTCCTTACTATGCAGGCGATACCATCACGTTTCCCCTTGATGACTTCTATCAGGCTAATAGCTCAAGTTTATTTTCTAATCTCCCTAACGCCTTTGACTTTTGGCTAGGGCAAGATCTGAGCATACAAGCGGTAATCTGGCAAATTAGCTATGGCCCAACTATGTACGCTGATGAGGGAGGTTGGGCTGAGGTTGGGGGACTTGGTGGTGGCATCACTCCTGATTGTTGCGGCATATATGAAGACAATAACTGGGAGGACAACTGGGTAGTTGTTGGGCCCTGTGCTATGCAGTCAGACTACACAGATGGGGTGATCGACAATGTGTCGTTCGAGGTTGGGTGTATAGGTGGTGAGGCATATTACACAGTAGACTACATCGTGTGGAACTACGGGCCGGATACTATCTCTGAGTACTGCATTGACTTTTGGTTTCAAGACCAGATGGACTGTTACAGTGCAGAAGACAGCGGCGCTTACATTATCCCTCCAGGAGAAGGACAAGCGTTTACCGGCGGTCCGTTTGCCTTCCCGTCCTATGGTGGTGGGGGCATGTTTAACTTGAGCCTTGATAGTATTCCCGATGAGGTAATAACGGGAAACAACAACACTACGGTTTATCTGCCTGAGATGCCTGAGTGCCCTTTGCTCGCAGATACGGTGTACATCCTAGAGGTAGATACGGTTATAGAATATGACACCATCCCTGTTCCCATCAACTGGTACTTCTACGACACTACGTACATCTACGTGACGGATACTTTGGTAGAGTATATAGAACTACCAAATGATACTATCACCCTGACTGAGTATGATACCACCTATGTGGAACTGCCCCCAGATACGATCTTTCAGCTAGACATAGACACGCTGTACCTCACACAAACAGATACGATAATCCAAGAGATTATTGTTGTGGAGTACGTGTACCTTACTGATACGCTTACTGAGTATATCTACGAGGAGATTTGGATTGATTGTAACACAGGCCTCCCGTGTGGGGAAGAGCCCCCAGAAGCTCCAGACTGTTCTGTTTTTGTCCCTAATACGTTCACCCCAAACAACGACGGGTGGAACGATGGCTTCTACGCTGTTACTGAGGGTGATTGTTGGGATGAGTGGGAGTTGTCTATCTACAATAGATGGGGTGACCGTATATGGGCAACGCCGTACATCAACGAGAGATGGTACGGCCAAGTAAACTCCGGTGAGCACTACGCTTCTGACGGAGTGTATGTGTGGGTTATCAAAGCAAAAGGCCCCGGAGAATCGTTAGACCTCCAGGGCACCGTTACTTTGTTTCGTTAGAAGTCGCCTAAGATGATTTCATCTATGGCGTCTTGAACGTCATCCTTTGTCGCCTCCATCGTCATCATGATGTTCGCTTGGAACCTCTTGACTTCCTCGCCTTCGTTGAACACAACGATTGTTGGGACCACCACTATCTGGTGTTCCTTTTGCAGGTCGGGGGCACTTGCAATGTCCACACGACCCGTTGCACAGTCGTTTAGTTCTTCGATCCAAGGTACGGTGTTTTGAGCGTTAAAGCTGGCGTTAAACTCCACAACGCAGATGCCTGCGTCACAGACTGCATCATCCTCTCCCGCAGATACCGCAAAGAGGGCAGCTGCCGAGAAGAAGAATGCAAATACAATTGTTGCAAGGGTTTTCATTGTTACTCATCTTAATTGGTCGATTTTTTCTTCGATTCTCTTAATGTCTTCTTTGATCTCAGTTACATCTTCCTGAGTAGACATTATAGTTTGTCGAACAAGTTGGTCTTTCATGTCAAACTCCATACGAGTTATCTCTGGGTCTGGGGGTACAGGAAGTTCTTTTGCTTCAGCAATGTCCGCCTGCAATACGAACCACATGCTGATAATAGCAGCCATCCCTGCACCGATGCCTGCTAATGTTTTTACGCTTACGTGGAATCCCGTATCCTCGTTTAGTTCTCTAGCCATCTTAAAGTAGTATATAGTTGATCCCGATAGAGAAGTCGTGCCACTCTCTATTCCAGTACCTGTTGTATCTACCTTCTGTAAACACACCCAGGCTCTTAGTTATTTTTGACCCGAACACGAGGCCTGCACCAATGTCTACCCACTGCGTGCTGTTCACGAAGTTGTGGTAGGAATACTCATCCCCGTTATTCAAGTGATAGGGCATCACATTTCCCCAGCTGTGTAGCCAGAAGTCTTTAGTGTAGTGGTAGAAGTCAAAGCCTACCACTGCAGAATGCATCCATATGCTTGGGAGTTCCGCTCGTCTAGCTGCGACGTAGTCGTTCAGCACTTGTGGTATTACTACTTGCTCCCATATCGCGGGGTCGTTTGCAACCAGCTCTCCGTCCGGATCAAAAAACTCACCAGTATTTACATCTATACTATAACCCTCTTGTAATGCAAGCGAGGTGTAGTGTATCTGATTGTCCCCAATCATCCACTGCTGCAGCGGGTCGTACCCATAGGGTTCTGATATGCGTTGGACTATACCTGCGTTGATGGAGAACTTGCTACCGAGCTTTAGTCTAAGCCGCTGCGACGCTTCGAAGTACTTGACATCTGCAAAGCCGTCTTGTAAGAACTCTGCTTTGGCCAGCCACCAGTCGTCTACGTAACGGATGAAGTAGTCTTGGTCTAAGAAGTCTTTACCTTGTTGGCGTCTCCAGTCTGCCTCTGCCAAGAACTCTAGCCCGTTGTACTTACCTACAGTAGCAGCGTCACCGTATGTTTTCTCTGTTCCGTCGTAGAAGATGTTAGCTCTGTTTTCGTACCCAAAACGTGCTATCTTTCGCACCCCCAGGGTCAGGCTGTAGTCGAATGGGGTCTCTACTACCCCGGTCTCTAGTGCTCCGGTACCTACTGAGTAGACATCTTCGTCAGCTACAGAGTTACCGCCGTTGACTGCTGCGTAGAATGTGGCACGCCGCAGTACCTTCTTGTAGAAGTCGCTCTGTCCCCAAGCAATAGTAGGGGCAAGAAGCAATAGTGCTATTAAGTGTCTCATTCTTTTATGATTGTTTGTTTGACGATATAACCGTTGTAGTTAACCATCACTACATACATTCCTGCAGTCGGTAAGTTAATCACATTATCTGTTGTAGTGATTAGTTCTTGACCTAAATAGTTGTATATTGTAGTAACCGCAACGTCAGGCGTTTGTATATTTATCTCCCCCCTGGTTGGGTTTGGGTATATTTTGATTACTCGACTCAGTGTTGGTACACTTGTCAAGCCGTCTTGGCAGTACCCGTACATTTGTGCGCATACGTCGTCCCACCCGGTGTTGCAGCAGTAGGGGTCAACACCAATGACCCATGAGTAGCATTGGTCGTTTGCCCAGTACGGATCACCGGGCTCCCCGATACACCCTGCGTCATATAAGCAGGACTCGTTATCGGGCGTGTTTGCGTCCTCGTCGTAGTTAAACGCGTCAATATCCATACACCCAATCACAATTGGGATGCAGCTGTTGTTGTCTACGTTGGCTTCA